CGAGAGATATTCAAAATGACTGGAAACAAATAGTATGGCAATACAACAAAACCGACTTTAAGTTCTGGGAGGAATCTTGGAACGATGAGTTTGAGGATTGACCGCGAGTATCTCCTCAAGCTTATACCTTGTAGAAAGAGTAACTGGTCACATGTGGGTTCAAGTCCCACCTCGCGGACATGCGCTCGTAGCTCAGTTGGATAGAGCATTTGCCTTCTAAGCAAACGGTCACAGGTTCGAATCCTGTCGGGCGTACTAAATTTAATACAATGGCTGAATACATTTGCGGCTGCGAAGAGCAGCACGAAGAATCAAAGACGGGGGTGAGCATCAAGTTCGGGGGCGACGGTGCCTACCATGACATCAAGTGCCCATGCGGTAAGTATATGGAGTTGAAGAACCCAAAGTCAGGAGTCCCTTCTTTCAAGAGAGATAGTCACGGTCGTGTATACTGATGAGGATATTATATCAATTTGCCCCGAGGGTACAAAGGGTGAAGTTATTCAGATCGGTGGGCTGGACATTGCACTTCCCACTCAGCCTCCCCCGGAACAAATTGCAGGACATGGATTACCAAACCACATGCAGTTGTGGAAGAGGGTTTCTATGCCAGAGGAGTTGTCTAGGATTAAGTCTATGGACGAGTGGGCCGAGGCTCCAAGAGAGTTTCGACAAAAGTTTTCTCCATATATCGAGGAGGAGTTTCGCCGTAGGCGTAACGGCTTTTGGTTTTACAATGACGGTGTCGCTGAGTATATTACGGGTAGGCACTATATGATGCTACAATGGACCCGAATGGATATCGGGTATCCAGACTATCTAGAGTTTCAAAAAAAAATTTTCGTACATTTAGCAGCGTGTGAGGCGGACTCCCGATGTATCGGGCAGCTGTACACTAAGTGCAGGCGTAGCGGATACACCAATATCTGCTCGTCTGTGCTTCTAGATGAAGCGACTCAAGTCAAGGACAAGCTCCTTGGCATCCAGTCAAAGACTGGTAAGGACGCACAAGAAAATATATTCATGAAGAAGGTGGTCTACATGTTTAGGCACTACCCCTTCTTCTTCAAACCCATTCAAGATGGAACGACCAATCCGCGCATGGAGCTGGCTTTTCGCGAGCCGTCTAAGAGAATCACGAAGAATAATAAGACTACGCAGACGGGAGAGGCTCTTAATACGGTAATCAACTGGAAGAACACCACCAACAATGCATACGATGGTGAGAAGCTTCACATCCTGTATCTGGATGAGGCCGGTAAGTGGGAGAAGCCCACAGACATTAGAGACGCTTGGAGGATTCAGAGAACCTGCCTAATCGTTGGCAGGCGCATCGTAGGTAAGGCCCTTGTAGGTAGCACGGTAAACCCTATGGACAAAGGAGGCCGGGAGTACAAAGATCTATGGAAAGACTCCGACCCCGATGAGCGCAACGCCAATGGTCGGACTAGGTCGGGTTTGTACAGATTGTTCATACCTTCGCACCAATCTTTAGAAGGATTTTTTGATGTACATGGTAGACCCATCTCTGATGATCCTATTAAGCCTGTGGACGGGCTTGACGGTGACTATGTTTCTATTGGTGCGAAAACCTTTCTCAAGAATGAGAGAGAAAGTCTTAAGAATGATCCTTCGGAACTCAATGAGGTAACGAGGCAGTTCCCGTTTACCACTGACGAGGCTTTCCGTGATAGCATCGACGGCAGTCTCTTTAACGTTGGTAAGATCTACGAACAGATCCAACACAACGAAGACCTGTACCCCAACCCGATTGTCGTTGGCAACTTCGTATGGAAGGATGGGGTGCAAGACAGTAAGGTGCTGTTCAGGCCTGACCCTAAGGGTAGGTTCAGGGTAGCATGGCTTCCCCCGTCTGATATGCAGAACCTGTCAAAGGTAGATAGGGGCAAGCGTATTCCACCGAATGCAGAGCTGGGGGTAGGCGGGGTTGACTCTTACGACCTTGACGCCACCGTCGATGGACGGGGGTCTAAGGGTGCGCTGCACCTGTACAACAAATTTCACATGGAGTACCCATCGAATATGTTTGTACTGGAGTATGCGTCCCGTCCGCCTTTAGCTAAGATCTTCTACGAGGACGTATTGATGGCTGCGGTTTTCTACGGTTACCCTATCTTAATAGAGAATAACAAGTACGGAATTGCAAGGCACTTTGAGTCAAGGGGTTACGACGGATACTTGATGGAGAGGCCTCGCCACCTCATGGCAGCCAACAAGGCTATCAAGACAAAGACTAAGGGTATACCATCAAACTCTCAAGACGTAATACAAGCTCATGCACATTCCATTGAAGCATACATTCATGACCACGTTGGCATACATAGAGACACCGGCGAGATGGGAAGTATGTATTTTAACAGGACTCTCGAAGATTGGATCGGCTTCAAGATCACGGACCGCACGAAGTTTGACCTTACGATTAGCGCTGGCCTTGCTTTGCTTGCGGCACAGAAAGCTAAGGTAAAAGAAAAACCCAAGTTTGAAGAAAAGAGATTCTTTCGAAAGCATAAGCCCATCGGCTGAAAACCTCATTATTTCTATATTTGCAAAAATGCTGCCTCCTAATGTCGAGCAACTATAAAAATAAGTCCAGCAACTTTCCAGACCCATTAGCTTCTCAAGAGAAGAAGGCTAGCAAGAAGTACGGTTTGGATTACGCTAAGGCGATTGAAAACCAGTGGGGGAAGATTCAGGACAGCGGCTCTATGTACAAGAAGAGAGCCAAGATGTTCGACAGGAACAGAGACTACGCTAACGGAACTCAAGACACAAGCATCTACAAGCAGATCCTGACTTCCATGAATCCCAACGATGGGGATGGAAGCTTGGTTAACCTTGATTACACTCCGGTCCCGATCCTCCCTAAGTTCGCGAGAATCATCGTGAACAAGATATTATCTAGAAGTCCCTATCCTAACCTTGAGGCGGTAGACCCTCTCTCTTCATCAGAGAAAGACAAAGAGAAAAGAAGAATTAGAAATCAGGTTCAGATCAAGCCACAGCTCGAAGAGCTCAAGGCTATGACTGGCGGTCTGGTTTTAGACAAGGACCCTGATGAGCTCCCCGATACTTTGGAGGAGGCGGAGATCTTTCTCGATACAAGCGTAAAGACAGACGCTGAAATAGCTGCGCAGATAGCGACTAACATGACGCTTCAGTGGAACAACTTCAGCGACAATACATACCGACGGTGTGTTAATGACCTCGTTGCCTGCGGTATGTCTGTAATAAAAAGAACCAACGATCCTTCGTATGGTATTGTCACGGAGTACGTGGACCCCAGTATGTTCATTCACAGCTATACTGAGGATCCATCTTTTGACGACTTAGTTTATGCTGGGCATATCAGAAGGATGACCATTCAAGATCTGAAGAGGTTTGCGTCCGGGGAGGTAGAGGAGGAGGAGTTTAAGAAGATAGCTCAGTACACGGCTAAGGCCAAGGGGTACGATATGTCCAAGCTCAACCAGAGCTACTATGACTCTCACTTGGAGAGAAACATATACGGGTATGATGAGTATATGATCGAGGTGTTGGACTTTGAGTTCTTGGGGGTAGACTGTATGCACTTTGAGGAGAAGGAGAATCGCCACGGCAATAGCAACTTCTATTACGAAGGGTACAACTACAAGGAGCGTGCAGGCGGTGTCTTTAATCGACAGCCCCACAAGATGGAGATCGTCAACGTGTACGGCGGGTTCTATATCCCCGGCACCGAGTTCTTGATCGGTTACGGCTTGGGGAACAACCTGCCAAGACGCATGCGCGACCTCACGAGGACACGCATGTCTTACTCTGCTGTAGCTACGAACATCCGCCACATGATGCCGAAGTCTATGGTGGACTCTTGCGTTGGGTTTGCCGATATGCTTCAGCTCACCCACCTCAAGATCCAACAGGCCATAGCCAAGGCTAAGCCTGACGGACTGATCATCGATATCGAGGGATTGGAAAACGTGCAGCTAGGGAAGGGCGGAGACCTCCAGCCTCTTGAGCTCCATGACATCTACGAGCAGACGGGTGTGTTCTACTACAGAAGCAAGAACCCAGAGGGTCCCTC